GCGGCGATCTGAAAACGAAATTTTATTGACCCACGCCAGAACTTAAAAGGCGCGGAAACGGTATACATCGGTGCTAAGAGATTGAGCACATAAGAATTGATTGTTTCTTGCAGATGAAAATCCGGTCCAACAACCAAATCTCCTAGTGCAGCTCCTCCAGCATCCGACTCGGACCATTCTATGGTAGTGACGAACATCTCCTTCTGTTTGATATAATCAAACGCCATTTCGTCAACATCAGAAAGTCCTACTGTACGCGGGTCAATTGTCAACTCTTGCTTTGAATCAAGAGTTAGTTTGGCAACAGCTTCATGGGCATCAGTGTTAGCCAAATTTCCGGCTCCTTTCAATTTGGATCTTTGAATATCGGAGACGATGGTTGGTCGGGAAAACCCAAATACATGGGCAACACGACCAACTGCACTCGCAACAACTTCAGTTGGGCGAGCAAAGGGCCGGATGGATGGAATATTCGCAAGCATTCCTGCTACTTTTGCAACTGCAGAAGCAGGTTTCGAAATAATTCCAGTTCCATATTCGTCTCCAGCATGAGCTTCCATTGGGGGACTCTCGATGTCACCAGGAGGAGATTCATCGCCTGAATAGGCGCACTTGGAATGACAAGTGCGAGCCCAAGCAAGAACTGCTGCAGCAACGGACAAGCCCGCTGCAGATGCAGCAATCTCCTCTCCACTATGTGCAGCATATGTACCATAGGAATTCTTGGTGGGAGCAGCGAGACGAACATTCTCCATCCAGGCATAGGCCGTGATATTGACGGTGCCAGTGGATGAGTTCGCATGCAACAAATCGTTGATAGATTGCAAATGCAAGCGACCCATATCACCATAGGTATCACCAATCAAATCAATCCAATTGTCTGGACACAAGAATGGACATACTATCTCACCACCTTCAGATGAGGTGGGATCGAGAAAGACATGTGGAAGCATGGACAACTGCGCTTTATAATAGTCGCCATTGACAGCACCAAAGGAATGACCATTATATGCCTGTCTTGGAAAATATGCTCCAATAGCTCGTCCATAAAAGAATGGACCACCATTGATAGCAAGGCGAATGTGCAAATTGCCCTGGAGGAGTCTGTAACCCTCTACACGATTTCGAACGTTCGTGTCCTCCAAAAAGAGGGTCCACGGATCTATGGCGGTCTGAAAAGAACCCGAGGTCACAGTCCAAGATTGATCCAAAATCTTGACTGGACGACGGAGGTATTCTGCCAGATCAGCATCACCATAATAGCCAACATCTCGAGTAGAATCCATAACGGAATCAACTCTAGTGGTCCAGGCTGCATCAGCATGGTGAAAGGCAACAATACTTTCTTTATGATCGTCATCCGCACTAGTATATGTATTTACATTATTATTACTTAATTTAACACTAGCGATACAATTTATTTACAATACATAGGAGGGCATCAACTCACATATGCACGGTGCGTTGTGGGTGGCTGGCGAGACCATAGGTAAATACCTATCAATTCCAATATGTACAAAGCGTTCCACATGCACTCAACAAGACACAAATAACATGCAGTGGCCGTAACCATATATACACAAGGTTTTTTAGCTTAATATATACAAAGCACCTCCGATAAACCTAAACGGAGAGAGGGACCTTTTAAGCCGCCGCGGCTATGTGCGGATGTTCCCGTAGGAACTCATACTGCAACCCAAGAATTTCGTTGTCCATTCTACGAATAGCAACTAGGTACTTGAGGTAGATCCGCACGAAACTCCGCATTTCCAAAATGGTGAATATGCCAAAGGCAAACAGGGCACCATATACGACCATATACCACAAAATGGGTAAGAGAATCAAGATCAACTTGAGATAGTCGACAGGAACATGCGGTCCGGGGAGAGGAGTAAACCAGAGGTACTCAACACCATCCTTGCAAATGTGCTGGATTTCAGCCATGCGATCAATTGCAATCTCGGTATATTCAGTACACTCAAAGCCAGAATGCTCCTCATAGACAGGGGGTTCTTCCTCCTCGGGAATGGAGTCGCTGAATTGAAGTGGGGTATACTTCTCATGCCACTCTCGTAGACGGCTTTCAAAAGGTTCGTCCAAAAGAGTACACATATGAGTGATACCGGCCTTCGCAGCAACTTCCTGCATCTGCAATCGGCGCATTTCATACACCGTGCGACCATGCATAAACCACTCTCGAAGAGCACCATCAATGTTCATGGCAGCTTGTTCCTTCAGAGAAACATGCTTGGAACGGAGAACAGCCTTCAACGATTTGAAAATACTTTCCTCATCAAGTGCACCGACATAATATCCACATTCATGCAAATGGTTGTGTCTCTTCAAGAAATCACAATCTTCATCTGTAAGAAAAGGAATTGGTTCAGCTTCCTTGTCAGGCATAGTAATTTTCATATCAATCGAAGCCAATTTCTCGGCCAATGAAAGATGGTGGAACTCGGGGAAATCAGAAGAAGCAGATGATTTAAAGTCATCTCCATACGTGGTCAACGCTACCGCATCACAGAATCTACCTTTAAAATCAGGGTAGATCATGCGAAACCCAATTCTATTCAACAAGGAATTGACAATCGAGTTGATGTACACGGTGAGGTTCTGACCAGAAGGGTTAGAACCCTGGAGCATGACAACATCACCATTGTAAGCCATCATAGGATAGACAACTTCAGTGGCAATACCTCTCATCATGGCAAGATCCTCATCGCTATAACCACACTTCTCTGCAAAGTCAATCAAGATCTTAAATGCAGCAGAAGTCAGCTTCGCGGACATACGGAGGTCATATTTAGAATAATCTCCCGCAACAATGCGATCTGTGCCAAACTTCTTCACATGCTCTTGGAGAGCATCCCATTCGAGCCCGTGTGCATTAATACCAACAGCACATTCGGAGACCAATGGGAATAAAGAGAGAACACGAGCAATTGGAAGAAAATACTCACGAATTGCAAGTTGCAAGGTCAAAGGTGCGGCTTGAAAAACACGTACCTTCTCCTTCTCGATCTTGGTTGGCTCGTCCTTCAAGCATGCCTTGAACATCGGATAATACCTCTGTCCAGTTCGAATGGCAGCTTTGAAACGGCGAAGCTCCTCCCAAATACCGGTACAAAAAGTCCGAGGACAATTGTGCTCGTCATTGGGAGCAAGTTCGATGATCTTGCCTCTCTTCGGACCTCCAAGAGGATATCCACATGAGGTATTAGGGGGCATTGCATTGATAATGCGAACGCCATCCCTACCGGAGACAGTCTCGATTTCAGTGAGTTTCCTCACTTCCTCCTTGATGCCTTCAACCTCAAAAATCGACCACAATTGGTTCTCAAAGTCTTGGACAGCCCAATCCAAATATTCCGTTTCACAACCAATAGCTGGATTGGAAGAATAGACTAGACTCTCATACCAAGATTTCCATCTGTGAAAATGTGGACCTCCGTATTCTTGTTCATGGCCACATACTTCAGTGATGTAGTCCGCAATAGGAGTTGCGGTGACCTCACTATAGTATGATGTACGACCTTTACAAGAACCAAAATAACGGATGTTACATTCCTCAGGTAACCAATTCAGTGGAGATTTCACGTGGATGTCGGGTCCTTCATACCACTCGATACCGTAATGTTCAGTATAAACGGTACCTTCACTGATATGCGGCAGAGCAGAAATGTGCTTAGTGTAATACACCTTAGCCATCTCTTCATATTCTGCGGCCGTCATGGATAAGGCACATCCAGCTCCAGTTCCAGTTAAACCACCGATGTGGAAACCAATAATCTGGGGAGCTTTAGTGTCAGAAACCATAGTAGCCATACACATACCGGAGAACGTCTTCATGTCAGACAACTCATAGTGGTAGCCCTTGGAAACACGGATAGAATTATTAATCTTTCCGGCTTTCGCAGTTCCATGGCCAACAAGATAAGTGTCGTCCTTATTCATAAAATGAATTGAAAACGGAGCGGTTTTGTGTTCGTCAAGAGCCAAATACTCAGACAAGTCCTCAAAAGGTGATGTATTGCAACATTGAACCAATGCAACATCCTTAGTGGGATGAACAGAAGCTGCACCAATTGAGAAGATTTCCGAGAATTGTCCTCCTCGTATATGTTCTCCACGCCGATAAATCTTGTAGGTTTTCGGCTTGTCAGTGAGAATGTGATAAGGAATCAGGAGTTCGTTAGCGCGGACAAAAAATCCGTTGACAAACTTCTTTTTGCCATCCTCATCATCATAATTGACATATACAAGATTTTTCTTGACCTTGGGTATAAGACGTTCAGTATCAATACACTTGCTCTTTTCAGAAGCAGGAAGAGATTCAACAACCGTCTTTGCCCAGTCGGACTGCTCAGCATCACGCTTCCTGATGTCCTCCATAGTCTTCGGTTGAATATTACCATGAGGTTCCATCACCTTAGAGGAGGAATACAGCTTGTAAGCGGCAGCTAATCCGGTCAATACGACTGCACCCGTCAATGCGTATTTCAGAAACTTATCACGAGTACGAGTAAACTCTAAAGGAAGAGCTCCTCGGCGCTCGCGAAATTCCTCAATAACACGCACATGGGTAACAGTCGCACATTGGGCCAAGTACGGCCAAACGATAAGACCGTTCAAAGCACCGCCTACAGCGGGACCAAGCAGGAACAAGAAAAAAGAGAGGAAGAAATTGAGCATAAGTTGCCAATACTGCATCACGATAGAAGAAGACTTCGTAAAAAGCAGATATCGTTC